GAAAGATTATAGCGGAAGCTTATACTAAAGTAGGTAAAGATGGTGTGGTACTAATGGAAGAGTCTCCAACTGAAGAGACATACGTTGAGGTAGTTGACGGTGTTCAAATCGACTCAGGACTCACATCCCCACATTTCGTTACTGATAAGGACAAGCAGTTAGCTGAGCTTGATAACCCATTAGTATTAATAGTATCTTCAGAAATACCTAATATAAGAAAAATACAAACAGTATTAGAACATGTTATAAAGCATAAGAGATCGTTACTGATCGTTGCTCCAGTAGAACAACAGGTTAAAGCTGCTCTTCTTATGAACAAGGTTAAAGGTAACATTAAAGTAAACATTGTTGATTTACCAGGCTTTGGTCCTACTAAAGATGATACTGTAGCTGATCTTGCTTTTTTAGTTGGTGCTAAAGTAATTAACGAACAACTAGGTGATGATTTAGATCTTATAGATATAGATTGTCTAGGTGAAGCTTATACTGCAATTACAGACGATAAAAATACAGTTCTTACTATAGATACTCCAGAGGGTGAAATGGAGGAGAGAATTGCTAGTATTAACAAGACTATAGATAAATGGGAGAAAAACCCGTTTATACAAAAGAAACACAGACAAAGACTAGCTATGCTATCAGGAAGCGTTGGTATGGTTAAAGTAGGTGCTGATTCAAAGGTAGAGCTTAAAGAAAAGAAAGATAGAATAGAAGATGCTATTTATGCTACAAAAGCAGCATTAAAAGAAGGTATAGTTCCTGGTGGAGGTGTAGCCTTACTTAATGCCTCTCAAAAAATCCCCGCTAAAGCGGTAGGTGAAGAGATACTACTAAAAGCTATTCAAGCTCCTTTCTACACTGTACTTGAAAATGCTGGCATAACTATGGCAGATGGATACGAAGATCACGAAGGTTACGGTATTGATGTTATAACTGGTGAAAGAGCTACAATGATCTCAGCTGGTATCATAGATCCGGTACTTGTAACCAAGTCAGCACTTAAAAACGCAGTAAGTGTAGTATCAACAATTATATCTGCAGATTGTGTAATTTCAAATATGAGAATGAATGAAAGCAATCAATAGATATATTATAGTAGACAGAATAAAGACAGAGCCTAAAAAGGTTGCTGGTCTTATAATGACGGATAATACAGATGTAGACAACCGTTATATAAAAGCAAAAATAATATCGTGTGGGCATTTAGTCGAGGGATTAAAAAATAATGACACGATATATTACGACAAACATGCTGGACACGACATATCATGGAAAGATGTACTTTACCGGGTCATTCGTGATGGTGACGTAGTTCTAGTAGATTAACCTAAACCACAACCCACAAACCTTAAACTCAAAAAACAAACAAAATTAATTAATTAACAAAAAACAAAAAAAATGAGCAAATACGTTTTTATCAAAACCGCAGACAACTCTGCGTACATGAACACGGCTGCAAACTTTAGAGGTGCAATACACTCTGCTGACGCTGCTGTAGAATTGTTTTTTACGGCCGCTGAAAGTACTTTAGCTGGCGCGTATGACAAAATTACACTAGTAACTGTATCTAACAAAGAACAAGAAGTTATGGATTTTATTGGTGGTGCTTTAACTGGAACACATTCAAAAGGAATGATTGTTATAGCTGACGATGTAGCATCTAAGTATGTTAATCCTAACATTACATCTGTTGATGCTTTTGAACTAGCTACTGGTGGATCTTACAAAACTCCAATTGTTACTGCTATTAACAGAACTATGTTGGCTGCTGAGTCTGGTTCTACAGTGATAGTTAACCACGCTGCAAAAGTAATTACTTTACCTACTGTTGCTTTAGGGCTTCAAGCTGGTATGTGGTTTGACGTTGTTCCGGCAATTGATCCAGAAGCTGGATTTACAGTTGTTGCTGCTGAAGGTATGTACGGTCATTTAGAAGTACAGTCTCTTACTGAAGCTAACAATATAACTCAGCAAGTTCTTAGATCAGCTGCAATAGCTGCTCCTGGTGATACTGACAATTTTGACCTTGTACACGACACTAATTCATTAGGTGGTGTTGCTGGACAAAGATATCACTTTGAGTTTGATGGTACGGTTTGGAACGCTAGTAATCAAATTACTTGCGATCATGCTAACCCTGCTGCAACTGCAATTCTTAACGCTGGATAATAGTTGAGATTAACTGCGCAAGATTTGCGTGAAATGAATATCCTGAAGTATTACAGGCTCACTAGAAAGTGGGTCTGTAAAACTTACGGGTTAAAAGACGCAGACTTAGAATTATTAATTTATTTAGATTGTAAAGGAAGATTTACACGAAACGATTTTATCAACGGAGTTTATACATACTCGTGGGATAAAAACAGATGGGAGAGATTAAAACGAGAAGGTTGGATCGAAACCTGGAGACACAGGAATAGAACCACTATTAAATACTCAGTATTTAAAACCTCATTCAAATGCTCTCAAATGATAAGTAGAATATATAGAATTCTACTAGGTGAGGAAGACTTACCCACTTCAGATAGAAGTGTATTCTATAACAATAAATCATATACAGATAAAGTTTATAATAAAGCTATAGATGATATGATTAAAGATAAAGATAGATAATTATGGAGGGACAATTTAAACTACCTAATCAAAATAGGTTTCGTAACAATCAAGGGGGTTTTACGCATTCTAACGAAGAAGCTGCGCCTGGAACTCCAATTATTAGAAAAGATTTAGCTAAAGGGATATTAGCCGAGGCTAATGACGATGGAAGTATATTTGTTAGTAACATGCTAGAGCCAGGTAGTGCACAAGAACGTGCAACTTTGGCGCATGAAATGCAACACATTACAGACATGAAGGTTGGAAAGTTGAAGTACACTGATGACATGATAATGTGGAATGGAAGAAATTACGCTAGATTACCTAAAGGAAAAATAATGTTCGAAGGTGAAAAACTTAATGAAGGTGACCCAAGCTTACCATGGGAATCTGCAGCAATGTAATCATGGGATATAAAATGAAAGGATTTTCCGGTTTTACAGATGGTAGTTTTAATGTCAGTAAGTCTAACATTGACGGTATTGGAGTTATGGCGTCTAAAGGTATAAAAAAAGGTGAACTCATAGGAACAGCTATTGATGACGAAGTTGGAGTAAAATCGTCAACTCAACTTGACACAAGAACAATACTAGGTAGATCTCTCAACCATCAAAACAGTGAAAATGCAATACAAAAAAGCGAAGATAACTCTTTAAACGTGTATGCTAAAAAATCTATTGAAAAAGGAGAGGAGATTACAATAAATTATAATAACGCACCTTCTTATGTTAGTAAAAATACAGAAGGTTATAAAGAAATATAAATGAGCATACTGTCTAACATATTCTCATCTGGAGCAACCGAGCTTGTTAAAGGCGTAGGTGGTATTATAGATGACCTACATACATCTAAAGAAGAAAAACTTGCTGCTGAGCTTAAAATAAAGGAGCTTATAAGTAATTATGAAATAGAGATGGAAAAACAAATTACATCTCGATGGGAGGCTGATATGAAATCTGACTCGTGGTTAGCTAAAAACATAAGACCACTTGTTTTAGCTTTCTTGGTAGTATCAACGGTTTTAATGATATTCATTGACGCTGGAACAATAAAGTTTATAGTCGAACCTAAGTGGACAGACTTATTACAATTAGTATTAATAACCGTGATTGGCGCTTATTTTGGCGGTAGATCATTAGAAAAAGTAAAAAAATAAATTATGGGACAAAATTCAACAGAAGTAGCTTACGGTTTTGGTCAATTTGGTAGTGCTTACACAGACTTAGCAAAACCAATAGTACCTCCAACTGGGTTGGTTATAACAGCTATTACATTTCTAGCAGATAACACTCCAACTGTTTTACAATCTGAAAAATTACAAGGCACGGGGCCTAGTTACATTAGCATACAAGATACGAGTGGAGATATTCAGATAGCAAATAACTTTGCTAATTTTAATGGCGTTGTTGCTAGAGATGTTTCAAATGGAACTATAGCCGCTGGAGCTGATGTTACGATAGCCACTCCTAGTGATAAAATTAAAGTAGGGCAATACGTTTTGTTAGTAGCCGCTGGAGATACTGATACAACTGGTATTTCTATTGATTCAGAAACACGAATCCCAATCACCACAGGGCCTCTTCAACGAGGTGTTAAAGTAGTTTCTTACGATGGAGCAACTACACTTACTTTAGATGCTCAAATAACACCTTCTACTCAAGGATTAATTTTTCTTGATGAATTTCATGGCGCTGGTGGCTTAACAGCCTCTTCACAGGTATTTCCAGCAGGTATTACTATATACGGTAGATGGACAACCTTCACACCATCTGCGGCTGGTGTGGTATGTTACTTTGGTAAATAATGTTAGGATTACCGACAGGAATAACAAACACTAGCTATCAATGGCAACCAAACTTTGTGGGTGATAGTGTTCTAAAAATGTGGCTTAGAAACAATGTTGATGTTTTTGCGCATAGATGGGGCGATTCATCCGGTAACGACCACAACGCCAATCAGTCGGATGGTAGCCTCCAAGCCGACATAAGTGGTGGTGGTTTAGAGTTTGATGGTAGTAGCCACCATTATGATATAGAACCTATAGTATGTTCAGCCGAAGAAGGATTTACAATAACCATGGTTATAGATCCAGATGCTGTAGATAATAGAACACTATTAGGCATAGATAGCGCGAGTGAGTTTGTAGATATTATGAGTAGCAAAAAAATTAGAATTAAAATAGACGGTACAGCCCGCACTTTGGAGTACTCAGGAGCTCAGTTTGTTGTTGGTGAAAAATTCGTGTTAACTATAGTTAGAAAAAGTGGAGCTCATGGTGAATTATTTGTATATAAAAATGGAGTCAAGTTAACACCGACTTCTTCACAAGCTAATCCTGGTGCAATTAGTTTTAGCACCTTAGGATCAAGGGGTACTGATAGGTTTTTTGATGGGCACATTTACGAGGCTTTAGTATACGATCGTGAGGATGTAACAGATAATGATCTTGTTAGAATACATAATTATCTAATTAATAAACACAACATATAAACAATAATTAAATTAACTTAAATAAAAAAAAAGAAAAATGGCAACAAAAACAAAAAAGAAGACAGAAGTAATTGATTTTACAAAACCAGAAAAAATAACTAAAGAACATTTAGAAGAGGTTCAAAAGGTTGTTAATGGAATAAACAGAGCTCAACTAGATATTGGTCAAATGGAAGTTCGTAAGCACAGTGCTTTACATTTTATTGCGGAAAGAAATGACGAACTGGTATTGATTAAAGATAAATTTGAAAAAGAATATGGTACTAGTGATATTAACTTGGAAACAGGCGCTATAACTTACGGAAAAGAAAATGGCGAAGTTAATAAGGAAGATTAGTATCGGAAAAGATTATAAGAATGACGCTATGCACTATGCCGTGGGGCAAGAAGTGTATGGTGGTCATACTATATGCGATATCATAGAGGAAGACGATAAATTTTCTATATACATAAAAAAGAATAAAGATGTATTGCCCTGGAAAGATTTCAATAAGAACATGGCGGTATCTGTAGAATATAACTTAGAATATTAAAATTATGAGCACACCATTTAAAATGACAGGATTTTCTGGATTTGGGAATTCACCAGTAAAACAAAGCAAGAAGACTGATAAAGATTATGAAAAGATGTTAAATGAGATGGGTGGAAATTCAGTTAGTGATACCTTAGTCTCTGGTTCTAGCATATCTCAATCTACAGCTAATAAGAAAGCTAATTTTAATTACCGACAAGCTTCTAATAAGCCTTATAAAAACGAAAAAACCATTCAAAACACAAAGACAGGCAAGTACACAACTTATAAAGTGGGTCCTAAATAATGAAAAGCGTATACAACTTTGTTGTGACGCCAAAAGGAGAAAGATATAACAATACTAAAAAACTAGATGGTGGAGAGTTGATTCTCAACACTGAGATTTATAATCATCAGTTTGTAAATAGAGAAGCTATAGTTATGTCAACCCCAATAGTTGGTGATACAGATATAAAACCTGGAGATATTGTACTAGTACATCATAACGTTTTTAGAAGATGGAACAACCAGTATGGCATAGAGAAGAATAGTAAAGCTTATTTCAACGAGGATACTTATCTTATAAATGATGATCAAATATTTTTGTATAAAAGAGATAATAAGTGGACGGCTCCAAAAGGATATTGTTTTGTAATACCTTTAAAAGCTACAGACCAGTTTAACACTGAGTCTGAAAAACCTTTGCAAGGTATTGTCAAGTATTCTGACGGTACAGTTGAGGTTGACAATCTAGTTGGTTTTAGACCAAATAGTGAATATGAGTTTATCGTTGATGGCGAGAGACTATTTCGAGTTTTATCTAATTTTATTACAATCAAATATGAACATCAAGGAAACGAAGAAACGTATAATCCAAGCTGGGCACAAGGCAGTTGAAGAACTTATCAAAGTAGGTGAAGAAGCTATTGTCACTGACTCTGAAGATGATTTAACAGCTGACAAGCTAAAAAACGCCGCAGCATCTAAAAAACTAGCTATATTTGACGCATTTGAGATACTTAACAGAATTGAAGAAGAAGAAAACTTGCTTGAGGGTAAAACACCTGAAGAGACAAAGGAAAAAACTTTTAAGGGATTCGCAGAAAGTAGATCTAAGTAATGTACAATCAAAGTTTAGTTGAAACAGTTGAGCCCGTTAAAAAGACTACTATTAGTAGACTTAATAAGGGTAAGAAATGGAAATACGGTTACGACAAAGAACACGATATTATAGTATTGTCTCACAACGGGCAAATAGGTGAGATAATAGAAATACAAGGACTAGTTATTGCGCTACCAAAAGCTCCTAAAGAAGTATACAAAGATCCGAAGAACAAATGGGTGAAATTCGAGTACCCCAAGGAGTTGCAGAGAATTAAAAATATATTCGATTGGAGAAACTATCCGGAAAGCAGTAAAGAAAAATGGTACGATTATATAGACGAAGAGTTTAGAAGACGAGAAGAAGGATTCTGGTTCACGAATAATGGTAAACCAACCTGGATAACAGGTACGCAGTACATGTACTTGCAGTGGAGTAAAATTGATGTAGGTGCTCCAGATTTTAGAGAGGCAAACAGATTATTTTTTATATTCTGGGAAGCTTGTAAGGCAGACAAAAGATGTTATGGTATGTGTTACCTTAAAAACAGAAGATCTGGTTTTTCTTTTATGTCATCAGCTGAAACAGTTAATTTAGCCACTCTTGCAGGTGATAGTAGATTTGGCATATTATCTAAAACTGGATCAGATGCAAAAAAAATGTTTACTGATAAAGTTGTACCTATATCAATTAACTATCCTTTCTTTTTTAAACCTATTCAAGATGGTATGGATAGACCAAAGTCAGAGTTAGCATATAGAGTTCCAGCTAGTAAGTTTACAAGAAAGAAAATTACAGAAAACGAAAAGCTAGAGGATATTAAAGGACTAGACACAACGATTGACTGGAAAAACACTGGAGACAATAGTTATGATGGTGAAAAACTAGCATTACTAGTACATGATGAAAGTGGTAAATGGGAGAGACCCGATAATATTTTAAATAACTGGAGAGTTACAAAAACTTGCTTAAGACTAGGTAGCAGAATAGTTGGTAAGTGTATGATGGGCTCAACTTCAAATGCCTTAGATAAGGGTGGAGAAAACTTTAAAAAACTATACAATGCCTCAGACGTCACGAGAAGAAATAGAAATGGTCAGACAAAGTCTGGCTTATACTCTCTTTTTATCCCAATGGAATGGAACTACGAAGGATTTATTGACGAGCACGGAGTTCCAGTCTTTACTACTCCTGACGTCGACAGATTCGCACCAGACGGTGAACTAATAGATGTAGGTGTAATAGATAGTTGGCAAAATGAGGTAGATGGCTTAAAAGGAGATCACGATGCTTTAAACGAATTTTACCGTCAGTTTCCAAGAACTACAGAACACGCGTTTAGAGATGAAAGCAAAAACAGTATATTTAATCTAGTTAAGATATACGAGCAGATAGATTACAACGAAGAAATGTCTAGAACGCTAGGCGTTACTAGAGGTAATTTTCAATGGGTTAATGGCATTAAAGATTCTAAAGTAATATTTTATCCAGATGCAAAAGGTAGGTTTAAGGTTAGCTGGGTGCCACCTCAACATATGCAAAACAAAGTAATACTTAAAAACGGTGTTAAACATCCTGGTAACGAGCACATGGGGTCTTTTGGATGTGACAGTTATGATATATCAGGTACAGTAGATGGCAAGGGATCTAAAGGAGCTTTACACGGTTTAACTAAGTTTAGTATGGAAGACGCTCCAGCAAACAGTTTCTTTTTAGAATACTTGTCTAGACCACCAACAGCTGAGATGTTCTTTGAGGACGTTCTAATGGCTTTAGTATTTTACGGGATGCCTATACTCGCAGAAAACAATAAACCTCGTCTCTTGTATTATCTAAGGCGTAGAGGTTACAGAGGGTTTAGCATGAACAGACCTGATAAAGTGTGGAACAAATTATCCGTTGCAGAAAAAGAGGTTGGTGGTATACCCAACTCTAGTGAAGACATAAAACAAGCTCACGCGGCTGCAGTTGAAATGTACATACAAGACCACGTTGGAATACAGCAGGATGGTAGCGTTGGCAACTTATACTTTAACGATTTGTTAAATGATTGGAGTAGATTTGATATAAATAAAAGAACTAATTTTGATGCAACAATAAGTTCAGGTTTAGCCATAATGGCTTGTAATAGACACTTGTATACTCCAAACGCAAAAATTGAAAAACCAACAATAAACATAGTCTTACCTAAATACGATCAAAAAGGTAGCACAAGCAAAATAATTAAAAATTAAATATGGCTGAATATAAAAGAAACCACTTTCCAAGTCAAGTCGTTAGCGATGTTGAAAAGATAAGCTATGAGTATGGTTTGAAAATAGCCAAAGCTATAGAGAGTGAGTGGTTTTACAATGATGGGGGTGCTGGCAATAGATATCAAACTAGTTATGATAATTTTAGAAAATTAAGATTATACGCTAGGGGTGAGCAGTCTATACAAAAATACAAGGATGAGTTATCTATAAATGGTGATTTGTCCTATTTAAATTTAGACTGGAAACCAGTTCCGATTATACCTAAATTTGTAGATATCGTTGTTAATGGTATGTCTGAAAAAGTATATGACATAAAAGCTTATTCTCAAGATCCGTTTAGCATGGTACAAAGAACTCAGTACATGGAGGGAGTTTTGGCTGATATTAATAATAAACAATTTAATGATTTTGCAAAGCAAAATTTTGGTGTTAATCTTTACAACAATAACCCTGCTACAATACCATCAACAGAAGAAGAGTTAGGATTACACATGCAGCTTACTTATAAGCAAAACGTAGAAATTGCTCAAGAAAAGGCTATAAATACATTATTAGACGGTAGTAGATACAATTTAACAAGAAAAAGATTTTATAGAGATCTTTCTGTTATAGGTATTGGCGCTGTTAAAACAGAATTTAACGCATCTGAAGGTGTTGTTGTTAAATACGTAGATCCAGTAAATTTAGTTTACTCTCACACTGATTCTCCTTATTTTGAAGATATATACTATGTTGGAGAGGTTAAAACAATACCTTTAAACGAGCTGGTAAAAGAATTTCCATTTTTACACAATGAAGATCTAGAGGAAATAATCAAAACCGGATCACGCAGTGGTACTACACGTAGCGGACGTCAACACAGAAACTTTAACAATAAAACTGACAACAACCAAATAGACGTTCTTTATTTTAACTATAAAACCTATATGAACGAGGTTTACAAAGTTAAAACAATGAGTACCGGAGCTTTAAAAAGCGTTCCTAAACCAGACACATTTCAAGCGCCACAGGATAAAAAAGACCTTTTTACTAGAGAAGAAAGACAAGTGGAGTGTTTGTTTGAGGGAGCTTTAATTTTAGGTACTAACAAACTTATTAAATGGGAGCGAGCTAGAAATATGATGCGCTCTAAAAGCAATTTCACTAAAGTGAAAATGAATTATAGTATTGTTGCCCCAAGAATGTACGAGGGTAGAATAGAATCTTTAGTTAGTAGAATAACTGGTTTTGCTGACATGATCCAATTGACTCATTTAAAACTACAACAGATATTAGCAAGAATGGTGCCCGATGGAGTTTATTTAGATGTTGATGGGTTGGCCGAAGTTGACTTAGGTAACGGAACTAATTACAACCCACAAGAAGCTTTAAACATGTTTTTTCAAACGGGATCTATAGTTGGTAGGTCGTTCACTCAAGACGGTGAGTTTAATAATGCTAAAATGCCTATTCAAGAATTAACTAGCGGTAGCGGTGGCACTAAGTTGCAGGCTCTTATTGGTAATTACAATTACTATATGCAGATGATAAGAGATGTGACAGGTCTTAATGAGGCTAGAGATGGTAGTAGTCCTGACTCAAATGCTTTGGTTGGTATACAAAAAATAGCCGCAGCTAACTCAAACACAGCAACAAGGCATATATTGCACGCGGGTATGTTTTTAACAACAGAAACATGTGAACAACTATCTCTTAGAATGGCTGATATCATAGAGTACTCTCCAACTAGAGACGCTTTTATTCAAAGTATAGGAGCCAACAGCGTGGCTTCATTAGATGAAATGAGTCAAATGCACTTATATGATTTTGGTATTTTCTTAGAATTACACCCAGATGAGGAAGAGAAAGCTATTTTAGAAAACAACATACAAGCTTCTATAGCTCAACAAACATTAGACTTAGAGGACGCTATAGATCTTAGAGAAATTAAGAACTTAAAATTAGCAAACCAATTGCTAAAGCTACGTAGAAAGAAAAAGATGGCGGCTGACCAACAACGACAACAACAAAACATGCAAATGCAAACGCAGTCAAACATGCAGTCTCAGCAGCAAGCAGCTCAACTAGAAGCTCAAAAGAAACAACAAGAAGCTCAAATGCAAGCTCAGTTGGAGCAGATGAAGTCTCAACTAGAATCTAAGAAAATGCTTGAAGAAGTACAGTACAAAAAACAGTTGATGTACGAAGAATTTACATACAATATGCAGTTAAAAAACATGGAAGTTGAAGGACTGCGTTCTAGAGAAACTCAGAAAGAAGATCGTAAAGACGAAAGAACAAAAATACAAGCAACACAACAATCAGAAATGATTGACCAAAGAAACAGGCAAAAACCACCTAAAAACTTTGAATCCTCAGGTAATGATATACTAGGTGGAGGATTTAATTTGGGTTCGTTTGACCCTAGTTAGAATTATTAATTATTATTATATTATATTATGGAAGCAAAAGAAAAAAAAGTAGTCGAAGAGACTATCCAAGAAACGACTGAACAAGTTGATGAAAGTAAATTTGAAAGTGCTGGAGATGACAGTGTTGTTAAAATAGATTTAAGTAAACCACCACCAGAAAAAAATGAAGTTAAAGAAGATAACGCTGACAACAGCGGAGTGGTTGCAGAGTCTGAAGATGCCGAGCCCACACAAGAACAAGAAAAAGTACAACCGGAAACTGAAACACAAGAAGCTCCAGTATTAGAAGAGATTACTGAAGAGCAGGTTGAAGAAGTTGAAGAGCAGGTTGAAGAAGCTATAGCAGAAGCTGAGGCTACTGGAAAACCTTTACCAGAAGATATCCAAAAGTTATTGAACTTTATGGAAGAAACTGGAGGTGATTTAAATGATTACGTTAAGCTTAATCAAGATTATTCAAAATTAGATGATCAAAATCTATTATACGAATACTATAAGCAAACAAAACCTCATTTAAACAACGAAGAAATTAACTTCCTTATGGAAGACACGTTCTCATTCGACGAAGATATGGACGACGAAAGAGATATACGTAGAAAGAAATTAGCGCTTAAAGAGCAAGTTGCCAGCGCTAAAAGCCACTTAGACGGGCAAAAGTCTAAATACTATGAAGAGATCAAAGCTGGAAGCAAACTTACGGGTGAGCAACAAAAAGCAATTGATTTTTTTAATAGGTACACTAAACAATCGAAAGAATCAGATAAGCATGCTACGTTACAAGCTAAAACTTTTTCTAAAAAAACTGACGAGGTTTTTAACGATAAATTCAAAGGTTTTGAATACAACATCGGGGACAAAAGATTTAGATTTAATATTAGTAATGTAGATAGTGTTAAAACAGACCAAAGTAGTATTAACAATTTTGTGGGAAAGTTTCTCGACAAAAACAGCGTAATACAAGATGCTAGGTCTTATCATAAATCATTATTTACAGCTAATAACGCAGACGCTGTAGCTTCTCATTTTTATGAGCAAGGTAGAACGGATGCACTAAAACACAGCATAGCTAGTTCGAAAAACATAGATATGTCACCAAGACAAGCCAACAAACAAGTGCAAGTCGGTGGTATAAAAGTTAGAGCGCTAGGTGAAGATTCTTCTGATTTTAAGTTTAAGATTAAAAACAAAAATAAATAAAAATTTAAAATTACAAAATTATGGCAATAAATCCAGGAGCAAACTTGAACGACGCTGCGCTTCCACAGAAGCAAGCAGCCGCTTCAAATTACATTGATTTTGCTGACGCAACCAACGCAGGTTGGGGTCAGCAGTACTTGCCCGACTTAATGGAAAAAGAAGCTGAGGTTTTTGGAAACAGAACTATCTCAGGTTTTTTATCTCAAGTTGGAGCAGAAGAGGCTATGTCCTCAGACCAAGTTGTTTGGTCAGAACAAGGTAGATTACATTTATCTTATAACGCAACCACTCACGGTTCAAATGAAACTATTGAGATTGGTAATGATATTGACGGTAATACAGCTGGTGCAAACCACGGTATTAGAGTTAATGATGCGGTTTTAATATCTAGTGTTGGTGCTACTATAAAAGCTGTTGTTACAGCGGTATCTGGTGTTACAGTTACTATAGCGGCTTATGACGCTGTTGATTTACAAACTTCTATTGGAGCTTCAAAAGCTGTAATAGTATTAGTTTATGGATCTGAATATGGAAAAGGTCAATCTTATAACACTGACACTTCTACAACTTCGGACACTAGAACTTCTAACGAACCACAATTCAAAACATATACTAACAAACCAATCATCTTAAAAGATTACTACGAAATCAACGGATCTGATACTTCTCAAATCGGTTGGGTTGAAGTTTCTGGAGAAGATGGTACTGGAGGTTACTTATGGTATGTTAAAGCGGCTTCTGAAACTAGAATGCGTTTTGCTGATTACTTAGAAATGTCTATGTTAGAGTCAATTAGTGGTACTACTGGTGGTACAGCTTTAGATGACTTTATCAACGGTGCTGGTGAGGCTTACGGTACTCAAGGTCTATTTGATGCTATTGAAAAAAGAGGTAATATTACTACTGGTGTAACTGGTGTAACTCCTTCTATTGATTTAGCTGAGTTTGACGCTATTTTAGCTGAGTTTGACAAACAAGGTGCTATCGAGGAAAATATGTTGTTTTTAGACAGAAACACTTCGCTAGCAATGGATGACATGTTAGCTTCTATGAATTCTTATGGGTCTGGTGGTACTTCTTATGGAGTATTTGGTAACGCTGAAGATATGGCGTTAAACTTAGGTTTTGCTGGATTCCGTAGAGGTTCTTATGATTTCTACAAAACAGACTTTAGATATCTAAACGATAGAGGTACTAGAGGAGGTCTTTTAGATACTGTTAACGCTATTAGAGGGCTTATTATCCCAGCTGGTACGTCAACTGTATATGACGGTATGATGGGTAGAAACATGAAGAGACCATTTTTACACGTTCGTTATAGAGCTGGAGGTATGGACGACAGAAGAATGAAGTCTTGGATCACTGGTTCAGTTGGTGCAGCAACAACAGCACTTGATGCGATGCAAATGCACTTATTATCAGAAAGATGTTTAGTTACTCAAGGTGCTAACAACTTTATGATTATGAAGTAGCAATTTTTAAAAGAGAGTGGGGCTAGTCTCCACTCCCTTTTATTTTTATTAATTTTATTATATATTATATTATGGCAAAAAAACAAAAAACGCAAAAGGTCGTAGAACCTTTAATAGAAAAAGACTTCGAAGAAGTTATGGTTAAAACACCAAAAGTTGAACAAAAAGAATTACCAATTGAAAAACCAAAAGACACTTGGGAAATAAAAGATAGATTGTATTTTTTAGCAGACAAGAGTTCTCCTGTTAGCAGATCTGTTAAAGCAGCTGGTATTTATTACTTTGACGAAAAAGCTGGTTATGAAAGAGAATTAAAATACTGCGAAAATCAAACAACTTGTTTCGTTGACGAAATGAAAGGAGAGCAAAGATTATCTCATATTATTTTTAGAAACGGCGTTTTAGACGTACCTAAAAACAAGCAGATATTACAGAAACTACTATCCATGTACCATCCTCATAGAGATGTGATTTACACAGAGTATAAACCTATAAAAGAAGCTGAAGACCAGATGGAGGTTTTAGAAATGGAGACAGATGCGCTATTAGCGGCTAGAAACATGGACATTGATATGACTGAGGCTATACTACGTGTAGAACTAGGCTCTAAAGTGTCACAGATGAGTTCTAAGGAGCTTAGAAGAGATTTACTTATATTTGCTAAGAAAAACCCTAAGCTACTCTTAGAGTTAGCAGATGATGAAAACGTTACTCTTAGAAACTTTGGTATTAAAGCTACTGAAATGGGGATATTAAAATTATCTCAAGATCAAAGAACGTTTAGTTGGGGCTCTAACGACAGAAAGTTAGTTAACGTTCCATTTGATGAACATCCTTACTCAGCTTTAGCCTCTTGGTTTAAAACTGATGAAGGCATGGAAATTTACTCTAATATAGAGAAAAGATTAAATCAATAACAAATAATAGTGATCATCCTTTTGGGTGGTCACTTTATTTAAAAAATATATTACAATATTATGAAATCAAGTGATAATATATATAAGGCGCAAGGAGAAGTTGGTGTAGGTAAAACTACGCTAGTAAAAAAATCAAAAGGACTAGGAGATACAATAGAAAAATTTACAACAGCAACCGGTATAGGCACGTTAACTAACATGGCTGCCGCTTTTGTTGGTAAAGATGATTGTGGTTGCGCGGGTAGACGAGATAAGTTAAACGAGATGTTTCCTTATAAAAAATAAATAAATGGCAATAGAAATAGATACTATATATCAAAGAGTTTTAGCTGTAGCAAATAAAGAGCAGAGAGGTTATATAACTCCTCAAGAGTTTAACTTATATGCTAACCAAGCGCAAATGGATATATTTGAGCAATATTTTTATGACTTAGATATAATGGAAAAAACCAATAGAGAGCACGGGGGATCTATATCAAACATGGTTCAATTAATAGATTATAAATTAGCTCCATTCACATCTATACACGACGTTTTTTATGGAACTGTTTTTCAAACTACTCACCCTGTGAGTTTATTACCTGTTTATAGAACTGGTAAAATTATAGCTGGAGGATTTGTAGCTAGAAAGGTCAAAGAAAATGAGGCTAACAGTATAATTGGTTCTACTTTCCACAAGTCTGCTTTAGCAAAAAACCCTATATATAGAGACAGTATGACAAGTGGTGAGGACGTTGAGGTTTTTGATAATACCGGTCAATTAACGACTGGTGTCACTTGTGAATACATAGTTAAACCGTCTAAAATAGAGTGGGGTTACACTTTAATAGGTCAAAACGCTATGTACAACGTCAATAGATCTGCTAACTCTAATTTACACGCCTCTGAAGAATCTGAACTTGTAAATAAAATATTAGTTTTAGCTGGTATATCTATGAAGCATCCAGACGTAGTACAATCAGCAGCTCAATTAGAAGCGAGCGAGGTAGCACAAGAAAAACAATCTTTAACGCTAGGTAGAACAAGATAAAAAATAAACTATGGGATTAATAAGTCAAACTGAACAAGCATATTACCAAGGTAGTAGTTTTGGTGGTTATCAATTTATATCTATACAAGATATAATAAATAATTTCGTAGCAACATACGTTGGAGAAGGAAAAATATTACAAAACGTTAATAGAGCAGATGTTTCTTTTCACGCACACAGAGCTTTAGCTGAATTGTCTTTTGACACCTTTAAATCTTGTAAATCACAAGAGATAACACTACCACCAAGTCTTCAAATGGTATTACCGCAAGACTATGTTAACTATACAAAAGTATCTTGGATAGATACAAAGGGTATTAAACACTTATTATATCCAACTAGTAAAACATCAAACCCAACATCAATACAACAACATACAGAGGATGATTACGCAAACGGCATAAAAGAAGGTGATTATAAAATTGATACAAGTGATATTGATGGCGATGGAGTGTCAACAGATCTTTTGCTAAAACACGAGTCTTCTGTAACACAGTCGACAATATTAGATTCAGATACGACAGTAATTTTATCAACTGCTAACTCAAGCATAGTACCAGGTATGGTTGTATCTGGCTCAGGTATTACAGCTGGCACTACGGTGGTAGCTATAAATGGTACAGCTGTAACTTTAAGTGTGGCTGCAACAGCTACCGCTACAAACGTACTTAGCTACACTTTAACAACTCCGACGTCAAACACGTGGAGCAACTACAATTCAGATTCTTTACATACCGATAATAATAGTGATTATCAAAATGATCGTCACTGGAGAGAAAAAGGCAATAGATATGGTATAGATCCACAACACGCTCAAAGTAACGGGTCTTTTTATATAGACTGCAATAATGGTAAAATACACTTTAGCTCTAACGTTGCTGGTAAAATTATTGTTTTGGATTATATAAGTGACGCTTTGGGTACAGACGGTGAAATGCAGGTTCATAAACTAGCAGAAGAAGCCATGTACAAATGGATAACATACGGCTGTTTAACAGCTAGAGCCGGAGTACCTGAGTACGTTATTAATAGGTTTAAAAAAGAAAAAAGAGCGGAAACAAGAAAAGCAAAGATAAGATTGTCAAACATTAAGATCGAAGAGATAACACAAGTGTTAAGAGGTAGATCTAAGTGGATTAAACATTAAAATATAATATGCCAGAAATCAAACGTAACTTCGTCAAAGGTAAAATGAATAAGGATCTAGACGAAAGGATAGTTCCAAATGGAGAGTACCGAGATGCTTTAAATATAGAAGTAGCTACATCTGATGGTTCTGATGTTGGTACCGCTCAAAACATAATGGGTAACACAAGGAGAAGTAGCACCAACAGCAGGTATCTTAATTCAGCTGTTAGTATAGGTGGTTCGAGTCTCAGTAGTATTAGTGAGAATGATTGTATTACTGTTGGTACGGTTCCCAACCCTATTAACAACACTATTGTTTGGTTACAACACGCTCACCTTAAAGTTATAGATGTAAATGGAGGTAGAAGGCAGTTTTTAGAGTTTGATAGAATATTAGAGCACGATACAAAAACAAATTCTAACAGCGGTATTCTTGTAGACAACTATAGAACAGCTGTTAAAGTAAATAATGGTAAATCCTCAAACACAACCAATGACATAAACATATCTTCCACTGGCATATCGGCAAATGGTGTTAGAGTTGGTATGACCGTGCAGTGTTTCGCCCCTAATGGCGACAACTACTGGACAAACCCAGTATATACAAGTCATTTTATTGACGCAGACGCTATTGTAACTGTAAAAAGTATTAGTGGATCTAATATAACCGTTGGTGTAACTAATCATTTTGTTAATAGTGCTTGGACTGAAGATGGAAAAGGTTCTGATATAACTTTTCCTAGTGGCGCTATATTGGTTTTTGAAGCAGAAAAAGTTTTAAACTTCAACGAAGATAGACTCATAACTGGTATAAATATAGTAGATAATGTTTTATTCTTTACTGATAACGAGAACGAGCCTAAAAGAGTAAGTATAGAAAGATCTAAAGCAGGTACTTTTGGTTTAGATTCTCATACTATACTATTTTCAAATGGTATACTACAAGATGGTTCGGCTGCTAATCCGTTGACGTATGTTAGTGAAGAGCACATAACCGTTATAAAAAAATCACCATTATTTCCTCCAACATTACAATTATCAAACACCACGAGAGGTGATGGTAATAAGGTCATAAATACTATTTCCAATTACCACCCTATATATAGTGCGGCCACTATAACTGCTAATGCTTCTTTTAGTGCTTGTAATACGTACACTGGTAGTTACGATACAGGATCATCTGATTTTGGTTTTTTATATAACCCAACAACAGGTACTTCTTATGTTATAGACGATGACCCTTTAATTCCAAATCCTGTTATAACAATACTAGTACCCTCTAATTCTTCGTATGATTTTTTACAAAATGATAAACTAATACTTACAGCTACTTCTGTCAGTGGAGGATTAGCAAAAACACACGAGGTTAATACATTGGTATTAAATAGCCCTGCACTTAATACACCTTTATCGACGACGAGTAGTGCTCACGAGTGTTATGCTCATCAAAACGGCTTAGTAGAACTTGAACTTGAGTTAACTTCTATCGCTACTAGTATCCCATTAGACAAAGACGAAATAATTAGTTGGGATGTTAAACTAGATCAAGAAAAAGAATCTATGTTTAAGTTTAAATTTCCAAGATTTGCTTATAGGTGGAAATATGAAGATGGTGAATACTCTTGTTTTTCTCCTTTTACTGAAACAGCTTTTGTTCCTAGTAAATTTGATTACATGCCTAGAAAAGGGTTTAATTTAGGTATGACTAATGAAGTTAGGTTGTTGTACTTAAAAGATTTTATTAATTCTGAAACACCAGAAGATGTTGTAGAAGTTGACTTATTATACAAGGAATCAAACGCGCCGAATATATATACTGTAAAAACTCTAAAAAAAGAAATACACACAGGTGTTGCACTTACACCAGCTGATTTAGAATGGACAAATGATTTATTTAGTATTGAATCTGATTTAATATACGCCACTGTTGAGGGTAATCAAATATTAAGACCATGGGATAATGTTCCTAGAAAAGCTTTAGGACAAGAGATTGTAGCGAACAGATTGGTGTTTGCTAATTATTTACAAAATTATGATTTAATAGACAACGCAGGGGAGGTTGTTACTCCTAATTTTGGATTATCAGTTGGTGATGTTACGTATACAAATTCTAATATACCAAAGTATAACGTTAGCACTCCTGTTGCTAGAATGCCAGAAAGATCTATAAAATCTTTAAGAACATACCAGATTGGTATTGTTTACAAAGATAAGTATGGTAGAGAAACGCCTGTTATAACAAGCCACAGTGATAGCACTACGATGTCTTTATATCTTGAAAAGGAAAGAGCAACTAATTACAACCAATTACTAGTAAGTAATGTTTCTGGTCAAGATTTAAAACACCCAGAGTGGGCTGATTCTTTTAAGTTTTTTATAAAAGAAACGTCTAATGAATATTACAACTTAGCTATGGATCGTTGGTATCCAGCTGAGGATGGTAACGTATGGTTAAGTTTTCCTTCTTCGGACAGAAACAAAGTTGACTCAGAAACTTTTATAATCCTTAAAAAGGAACACGACAATGACACCGCTGTAGAGAGTAGAGCTAGATATAAATTATTAGCAGTTGAAAACATAGCACCTGAATTTATAACAAAGAAAAAACATAGTTATGGTAATGTAACAACATCATTTGCTGCAACAGGATTACCATCAACAGATGCTACCTTTGTAGACGTTGCTTTTTCTTCTTTTTCTTCTACTGGGTTAAACGGAACGATATTTCCAACAAAACAACCAAACTTATTACTTAGAGTATCATCAGCAGATGCCAAATCGTTTTGGTATAGAATAAATGATATAACAGAAATTGGTAGTAATGTTAGGATAACAACAGAAAAAGCTTTTGAAGTAGACATGAACTTTACTGGCGACGGAAGTGGAACTGGTGCTGGTAATCCAGCTTTATCACTAGAAATCGTACAGGAAAGAAAAGAACCTACTAAAGAATTTCAAGGAAGATTTTTTGTTAAAATACACAGGGATGTAGATTTAGAAACACATGTTTTACATCAAACAGATGATCAAGACTTTATTGTAACTGACACTCTTAGGTATACAGCTTTAAGTGTTAGTGAGTTAGATTATTTTTCACAAACTTCAGACAAAATATATGGTTATGACGCCGCTACGAGTGGTACTATTCAATCGTCTAAATATCCATACGAACTTCTTAAATCAGCTGGTAATCCCGCAACTGATTTTGGTCACAAAAACTATTTAGATCCAATTGATTTACAATTAGCAAAACAGTTTTGGACAGGAGAGAGAGCTGGCGCTGGAGGTAATGCTAACGCGTTACACTTTAATTTCCCAGCTGAATCAGCAGACGGGGTAACTGGAGAAGGGTACGTGCGGGAAGATGCTTGGAAAAGATTCTCTTGGTTTATAGACTCTCAGTGGGGAGAAAATCCTATTAAAAACGGTATTTCTTATGTAGCTTCTAAAAGCTATAATTGGGGAGAAGAATATTTAGTTTCTGAAATTGGCGCCTTTGACGCGGGAATGAGTTTAGGTGTTTTGCCTAAAGCAGATCCTTCTGATCCAGTTATACAGGACGCTAGTCTTTTTCAAAGTATATTAAAAGGGGTTGGAGATACTGGTACTTTCCCACTTGCTGGAATGTTTAATCTAACAGTAGCCTCTGCTTTTAACTCTTACATAAATATATCTGAATACACTTTTGGAGACCCAACAGGACACAGCAGTTTTAGTGACAACTCAATAGTAGAACTTGGAGAATCATTTGTTGTATCACCGAATACATCTCAAGTAGTAGAAGTATATAAAAATTTAGATAGAAATTTAAACGAAAACACTTGGAAGGGTTTTACAAACGTTGATTTATACCCATCGCCAGGTAATTATCCAAGATATGCGGAAGGATTAAATTCTGAACCTAATAATTATTTTCTTGATTATAGCGAAATGGACGCTAACAATGATCATTTAGATGGCAAGTACGTTACCGTTGAAAAAAATGATTATGTAAATTTTGCTGGAACCAATGCTTTTAAATTTACCGCTCAGCACGATGAAACAATAGTAAAAATAAATACACAGTTTCAAGTTAGACCATCTTTAGATTGTGATCCAGACCATCCAACAGAACCTTATGGAGACTTTATTGGTGGACAGGAGTATGACGGCGCACCAGATGCTAATGGTGATCCAAATCTCTATACTCAGGTCTTAGGGGGTTTCAACTCGCAGTTAAGAGAAATGATTGTAGATGGTGATGATTTTGAAGGTATGTTTAAGGATACTACAGTTGCTAATTCTTTAAATACATCTTATGATTCTAATATTGACACGAGTACTTGTGATACTAATTTAATAGGTGCTAATGGAAGTATTACACAGCATATGTTTGGTGGTGGTGGGACAGAGTTTGGCAAGTGGTATAGATTTCGTAACAAAACAGCGAAAGATAATAACACTCCATTTCCAGAGGTTAATGACGATCCTATAAATCCAATTTTAAATAATGAGATTAGTTGTAGACGTAAAAATGTAGTAATGAAATCTGTTGGTGCACCCGGTAGTAACAGAAATATTACTGGAATATCACAATTGGTAAGTGTACCTATACCAACTCTAGTTAACGGTAACGGAGCTAGATACGCTAGAATTGATATTGACTACAACTACGTTACAACAGGTGGTAGTGCTAGTAAGATAGAAATGAGGGCCAATAAAGATGCGTTTGCAGCAAATATAGGTAGTCACAACTATACCTTGCCCTTGGTTAATGAAACAGGGACAAGAACTATGACACTTGACCTAACAGGGTTGGCCGGAGATTTGGTTGTAATATCTGTAGCTTTCTTAGGTAATCATGATGATTGTCAATTGGAGATTACTAAAGTTTCTTTTCAACACGAAAAGTTCAGTAAAACAGAACTACATATTGATGTTGACGCACCAGTTCCTGGACAAACATTCTTAGGTACTTACTTTGATCCAAACATTACTTCTACTAATTACGATATTACACCTGTAGCCACACCTACAGTGCCAACTATCACCACGGGTGGGGAGTGTCCTGGGTGTAAGTTTACCGGTACTATTGATGGGTCTTCCCCTGCGGGTATGTCTTCTTTCGTGGGTGATTACCCTGTGGTTGGAGGTTTAACTGGTGTAAACGCAAGATTAACTCTTCACCACAATAATACGTCGTTTTCATCTAACAAAGCAACTGGAACTGTCATAGCTGATGAATCTACTGGATTTGTTCCCGAGCATAATGGTAATGCTTTATGTTTTAATAAAATGGTAGCAAGTACGCCTCAAGAAAACACTGGTATTTTGGTTAGAGGTGATCACTTTTATGCTAAAAACGATTATCACTTACAGTTGATATTAGCAGCGGTTGAAGATGTTAAGTTAAACGCGGGTGAGTCTTGTTGGATTCAACTTGAGTCTTATGAAAAGGAGTTTGATTATAAACACTATATTAGCGAATGGTTTTTTGCAAAGATATATAATTCTCTAAACATGGTAACCGGGGTAACTCCAGCTTGGATCGAAAAATACATGCATTTGAATTGGGATTCAACTGATCACACGAAAACGTTAATAGAAGGTTCTACTTCTGGTGGTAATATTAATATCGCGGACGCTCGGGCAGCTGCAAATCCTTATTACAGAATACGCGGTAGCTATGGTGGGCCAATTGAAATTGTAGAGGGTAACGAAAACAGCTGTAATTTAGAGCAAGATTTTGTACACGACCTAATAACACCACAAATGGAGTTGCAAGACAATAGTACTGGTGATAATAATTTAGGTAAAATAACACACCCAGTTTGGGGAGATGCGCAACATCCTTCATCCACGTGGAACATGGCTAGTGTGGCTTCAAAAAATAGAGCTGATTATTTTGATCCAATGGGTATAGGTTTCACGCCAGGAACAGAGCCTTGGGGTAGTAATAAGTTGTGGAATGATACTTTTCAAACAAAAGATAGATCAAGTAGACTTTTTGGGGGTATAGCTCTTCCTGCTGGTTTCGGAACTACCGACGGAGATTTTGTCACAACCTCTGTTAGTGGTGTGCCAGAGTTTACTGAGGACATTGGTACCGTGGGATATTGGGGGTTAAATCCGTGGAAGTTAAGACATACCGCTGAGTGGCATATTGCATTTGGTAGTTCTCCTAGACCTGATATTTCATACGCTAGTGGTGGGACTTGGGAAATAGACATGTGGGATGTAAATGGAATGACAAGTTTTTATCCAGTTCTAGGTTTTGGATCTGGAATTATACCGCTATTACAGTATGCCGCTGGGTCACCTTACAATGAAATTAGTATAGATAGTCCTATTGATAGAATTCCGGAAAAGTTTTTAACTCAATTTGAGTTAGATCAATGGGATGAAGATTCCACTACTTTCCGTAGTAAAGGCTATCTGTCTGGCAACAACACTTCTTCGAGTGGTGGTGTTAACGCGTATGATGTTGTAAGCTCTAGTATGTACAACCACAAGCACCCTGCTTTTAAAAATATTTTCGAATATTTATTTCACTTTTCCGCCGCGACAGCCGTAAATACACCAGACTCGGATAAGGTGTTTTTAGCTGGAGCAACAGATAGAAGTGGTCCACCGCCAGTTTCTTTTAACTCTACTTACCAAACTAGTTTTTTATTATACGATAGGTTTACATGGAAAGCAATGTCTTCTGGTAATTTCATAAACTTTTCGTTCCAATGGGATCCAGCAGACAAAAAGCATGATTATGGATATCCTTTGTTGTTTCCATTTCATAAACTCAACAATGGAGCTAATTACAATTACGATCCTACTTCAATGCCTAATATTGGTAATTGGAACACTAGAGACACTGACCACGAAGATATCACTGGTTGGGTTGGTACTAGAATAGCTGTTGACGATGCTACAATTACGATTAACGCTAACCACACTTATACAGCACAAACATTTGATTCAAGTTTAGATATTAACAGTAATTTATTTTCGGATAAAATGACTAGTTATAAAACTGATTTAATTAACTCTCCACTATTCCTTCCTCTTTCTCAAGAAGACTCTGTTATCACTATTAAGTCTTTAGTAAGTGGTGGTATAACTAATAGTTACCTTGTTGGTTGGAAGATAATAGAATTTGATGATGATGGATTAAATCCTGTTGGTGGAATGTTTAAGGTTGACACTATTGTAACAGCTGTTAGTGCTGAGTATTCTTGCGCTGGGGATTTTTGTGTTGACATTAGTTTGAGTAAGATACCAAATATGACTGCTGCTTATACTTTTGGTGGTACTTTTGATCCTAAAATAACGTTTGTAAACACTACAGCTGATGTTCTTTTACATCCAACGCCTTGGAAAGATGATTTAAGAGCAATTTATTTTCCACCCGAAGAAGATGGAGTTATTGACAATAGTCAATCTTGGTATGATGATTGTTATCACCACATATCTAGTGCGATACCAAACATTACAGGGTCTAGAGATTTTTCCGGTTACGGATTATATGATAGCGGTAAAAAACTACACTTGTCTTTTGGTGGTATAAACAATACTATAGAAAACTGGAAAAAATCTGCTTATAACCTTGGAGTTTTTCACCCTGAGTTATCTTCTAATTTGTGGAACTTAAAATCTAACGGGACTCTATTTAGGTTTAAGGATGACCCTAACAAATGTATATTTAAAATAAAATCTTCGGTAAATAGTTTTGACCAAAACACAAACGGTATTGGTATTAGAAACTACATGCCTGCTTACACGAATACTTCAGAGGAAGACTGGGATCACCCTAGCTTTAATGCTACGCATTTAGAAGACGATGTTAAAGATCCATACAACAAACGTGTTAGGTTTTATTTAAGTATAGAGTACACTGGCTGGAATGTCACTTGGGATGGGACTACTACATCAGCCACGGGTGATTACGTGTTTAACCCAGAAGCTGAAGTAATAGCTATGGGTATAGGTCATAAAGATAATACATCTGCAAACGCTGCAGATTTTCCTGAATTAACACATAACCCTGTTCTTGGTACCGAATCAAACCCGGTTGCAACTAATTTGTTTGATTCTTCTGATACGGCTTATCAAGGTGAGATGTATAGCACTATGGAGTTTGTTGCTCCTGATTGGGACGGGTCAGAAGATTTTACGTCAGCTAATCCAGCCATATGGGAAACTGAACCTAAAGAAGATTTAGATTTAGATATATATTATGAAGCAAGTCCTTCTTATCCTGTAAAGTTAAATGGCAAAAACGCTGAAAATTATTTTAGAGGAAACTACTTAACAGCCATAGCTCCGGTTATAGTTGTTACAGATCCTAGTGGCAATGTAACTTCTCAGATCATATTAGATACTGTAACTGAAGAAGCTGGAGAAATTATATTAGAATTTACAAGTGCTGCAATCACAGCGACCTCTATGTCATTAACTAACGTTCCGGTTTTAAGATTTACATCGCAAGACGGTAGTTATGTTGAAGCTAAAATTAAAAGACATTATTATAGCGCTACAAATTGGGCTAAAAAATCTAGTGTAGAAATAACTAGTCCTACAGACGAAGACACTAAATTTGGATTACCATATTTCAATTGTTTTTCTTTTGGAAACGGTGTAGAGTCTGATAGAATTAGAGATGATTTTAATGCTGTTACCATTGGTAAGGGTGTCAAAGTATCAACCACTCAGGGCGACGTGCGTTATAAAGAAGAAAGAAGAAAAAATAGTTTTATTTTCTCTGGTATATACAATAGTAATAGCGGTATAAATAAATTAAATCAATTTATAACAATAGAAGATATAACTAAAGAGCTAAACCCTGTATATGGTAGCATTCAAAAACTACATACTAGAGACACTGATTTAACTGCTTTTTGTGAGGATAAAGTTTTAAGAGTATTAGCCAACAAGGATGCTTTGTTTAATGCTGACGGTAATTTTCAGTTAACCTCTAACAAAAACGTTTTAGGTCAAGCTGTTCCTTACTCTGGAGAATATGGTATAGGTACTCATCCAGAATCATTTGCAAGCTATGGTTATAGAAGTTACTTTGTAGACAAAAACAGAGGCTGTGTTCTTAGGTTGTCTAGAGATGGTGTAGAGGTTGTTTCTAACTACGGAATGAAAGATTACTTTAGAGACAAACTAGACAATGATATAGATAGAATACTAGGATCTTACGACCCTCACGCGGGTAATTATGATGTTACTATTAGGTCTGGTTACACTTCTGATGCTACTATATCTTTTAATGAACAAACCAATGGGTGGGTTAGTTTTAAATCTTATCTACCTAACATGGGTGTTTATTTAGATAGTTCATACTATACTTTTAAGCATGGTGAAATATTCTCACACTACACAAATAACTTTAGAAATAATTTTTACACAAGCTTTAGTACTTTAAATGAGTTACATTATAACTCAACTATTAGTTTCTTGTTTAATGAATCTCCTAATGTTGTTAAAAGCTTTAATACTTTAAACTACGAGGGTAGCGTTGCTAGAATAACAGCGGATCCACCTTCAACCGCTCAAGAGTTATTAGATGGCGTTTCTTATCATAGTCACGATGGATCAAAGCCTCCTTCTGGTTATGGCGAATACTACAATAACACAGGTTTAGAGGGTTGGCATGTTCCTAATGTGGAAACGAACTTACAATCAGGCACGGCTATTGAGTTTAAAGACAAAGAAGGTAAATACTTTACAGCAATTAAAGGTGAAACTACAAACTGGGAAGCAGGTGATAGACCTGGTAATGTTGATACAAATGAATTTTCAGTACAAGGTATAGGTAATGCAATGAAAATCGAAGCAGAAAACCCAACTGGTGCCCCTCAAGAATACTCATTAGCTGTAAACGCGGACTGTTGGACTGGTGCATTTGTTTATGGTTGTACAGATCCGCTGGCAATCAATTACAATCCGCAAGCCAATGTTGATGATGGAAGTTGTTGCTTAGTAAGTGGTTGTATGGTTCCTGTTGCTAGTAACTATGATCCTAGCGCTTGTTTTGACGATGGTTCTTGTTTAGGGGTTGTTTATGGTTGTACAGACCCTACAGCGTTTAACTACTCAAGTAATTACAACTGGCCATTAACAACGGTGGCATGTGATCCAGGTCCTGGTCTAACGCCAGCGAATTGCTGTTGTTATATTTCTGGATGTAACGATGCGAGCGCTTTAAACACGGATCCTAACGCTTGTCATAATGACGGTTCTTGTATTGCTATAGTTTATGGATGTACTGATAGTGGTTCTACATCATACTGGGACAAAACCCCATCAAATTGGGATGGATCATTTAGTTCTTATCCACCTCCGTATAGACCTAATGGATATTCAGGAGCTGCCCTAAATTACTATGCTGGAGCTAACTTAGACGACCCAACTAACCTACTTAATGAATGCTGCTATGTTTCAGGATGTATGGAGAATGACCCAGGTTTTAGTCCGGACACTAATGGTTATGGCTATGATGCTGTTTATAATTGCGACCTTACAACAGGTGGTTCTAGAACAGTACCAACAAACGTAGCTTCAATATCACCATGTCCTTTTCCGTGTAGTAGTGATGGTACTACTAATGGTACTCCACACGGTTACGAGTCTGAAAACTACAACCCGTGCGCTTGTATAAGTGATGGAAATTGTATTAAAACTTATGGGTGTACAAATCCAAATGCCATAAACTATAACTCTAACGCAACTATCGATGATGGTAACTGTTGTTTGATTCAAGGATGTATGGATAATACAGAGGGACCTTGGCCTAACTACGCGGGAGCTTGTAGAGATGGTTTTGTTCCAGCTACACCAACTATAGTAGGTCAAGACCCACAGGCTACACTTTTGCGTCAATGTGATTATGGGTGTACTGTTGATGGTTATGCTTATGCTAAATGTGGTTGGTCAACGTATAATACTTTTAATCCGGACGCCTGTAACAACGGGACTGGTGTTGTAAACAATCCGGGGAATATTAACTATTCAATCACTCAAGCACAATGGGATTATAATTCTGGTACTGCAACTGGTGGCAATCTAGTTGTAAACAATATAACAGATGATGCTGAAAGTGGATATGAAACTGAAGATTGGTGTTTTACACCAACCTATGGTTGTTTTGATTTAACTGCTGGTGACAACCCGGATGTATTTGGTAACTGCTCGCCTGGTAATGGCTCTTGTAGTGGTACTGGATGCTGTAGTAATGGCACTGGTTATTTAGCATCGAATACAAACGCTCCAGATTGGTGTCATGATGCGAATAATTTAGATTTCCCTTACAACAGCGGTAGACCAAACAACGCTTTAACAAGTTATAAAAGTAGCACTGGTAACTGTATTGGGCATACACAAACCGCATGTGTTATATACGGATGCACAAATCCTGTGGCTACAAATTACATACAAACAGCTACTATAGATGATGGTTCATGTATTATACCAGCTTATCAATGCCCGGCAACATCGCTGTACTGGCCTGCAGAAACTTTAAGTTCAAATGGGGAATTTTTAGAAACAGATTTTACTGATTTGTACGCACCAAACTCTGGAACGCCAGTTGCTAATTTCTACGCCGCAAGCGGTACGCTTGGAACAATATCAACGTGGATTGGTGTTACCGATCAGATATTTGAAAAATATATGGATGACATATGTTTGACTGACGGTGGTTTAGACCCTATTCTTTATGCTCAAGTAGGTCCAGATGGAACCACTTGTACTGATTGTGTTTACCGTGGGTGGAGTCAAGCTGGTACAACTTTAGAATACTGTATCGATTGGGATTTTGCAAACTGGGACTTTAACACGCCGATAATTGACAATTGTGTTACATGGAGTAGTTATGATAACTTATTAGCTCCTGATGGAAGCACAATGAACAATAAAGATAATGAGTTATCTGTGCCTTATGTAGATACTGGTTCTTCTATTAGTAATAATTATCAAGATCCAAAATGGTATACACACATTGGTTATGATAAAAACGCTTGGAACCCGAGTAGACAAGAAGGTTTGGGTGCTGTTGCTGGAGTAATGCATCACTTAGAGTATCTTAATATGGATTACCATCTAGTTAACGATGCTATTCCAACTAGAGACATGATAAGGTTAAAAGAAATCTCCTTGCATGACAACATTGTTGGTTATCACGGTATTAGAAATACATTTAAAGGGAGCTCAACGTTACCAGGGATTTTTGACTTAGTGTATGCTACTGATTTAGAAAAAATCAACTTTGGTAATTATCAAAAACACATGTCTATGGCTTATGGACCGCAAAATAATCCTGGGTATTCGTACGCCTCGCAAGGACACTTAAGGTTAAATATGGATGGCCAAGGTTCAGGTTGGACATATGGATCAGAGGCGATTTCTACCAAAAGATCTACTAAACTTAGCGGATACCAACATATTTTTAATAATGATAACGTCTGGTCTCAAGCTAGCAAGTTTGGAAACACTAGAGGTAATAGTGTTATACATGGGTTAGATTGTGCCGGCAGTGGAAACTGTACGGATGCTTTTTTCCCAGGTCAACGTAATAATATGATAAATTACATATTAAACACAAGTGGTTCTAATGACGGGTTAAAGTTTATAAATCTAAAATATTTAAATATAAATAATCAAGTACACGCTCAACAGTGGCTGCATTTTTATACAGGATCTCATATGAATGACCTTAACTGGTTAACAAGCACATCTCCTTGGGCCACTATAAATCCAGCGCATATTCAATTAGATTTATCAAAGCAAACTAAACTGGAGGAATTACATATGCAAGCATCTCCAGTGGCGTCTATATACTTTAACAATGGCTTTGAAAGTGGTTACTATCCAGAAACGTATGATAGCTACACGGTGGGTAGTGATAGTGTAGACTTACTTCACACTGATTTTGCTGTTTTACCACAATTAAAAGTTGTTGACACTAGAAATAGCCAACTTTTTGCTCACGTTAACTTTTCTTACAATCGTCTTTTAGAAAAACTATATGTTGGTAGAGGGTATTTTCAAGAACAAGGTAGAGCACTATACAATAGTCACGTTTTCTTACCTTATATAGAGATGATAGACGCAAAACTAGGGGACATTATATCTAACGAGTCTGTACCGCATTTTGATGATAATCAAACAATCATTAACCATAGCGATGGGAACATAATGGCTCCTACTTTTGATTTTAAAGCAAATCCATCTAGCTTAAGAGAACTGTGGATTTTAGGGGAGAAAGTTGGAGGGAGTCAAACTATAACTTCTTTAGATAGAAAAGGTAGTGGACTAGTTAGCGCAGAGTGTCACAGTTGTGACGACGCTGTTGGCAATATATTTGGCCCGCTAACTGGTAACAGCGGTGAACAATCTGTTAGAATGGATATAGGTAATCCATTGGAGCTTGTTAGTATGAGAGAGTTAAATGATATTAACTTAAGAATATGGACTAATGGAGCTATAGCTGTTGACGAAGTTGGTAGCACTGTGCCAATAATAAGCGGTAGCGGTAGCACAAGCAACCAAGCTAATGCTGGAAAATCTCACGTGTACTTCGGTAGAGCTGATGTTACTCTTGATAACTCTCATGGTAGTTTTATTGTCCACACAGATCATTTTAATAGAGCAAACAGCAGCAAGAACGTTGATATAAACACTCAGTCTGAAATTTATGGCCTTGACGAAACTGCTCTTGCTGCGACTCGAATAGTTCCAGGCGCGAGGTTGTCAGAAATTAGTCTTGATGCAGGAGGGGATTTCTTTTCTGTTTTAGATGTAGGTTGTTATGTTGTGTCTGTAAATAAAACTTCAATTAAACTTAGTCATAATATAGGTAGTTTTATAAACACAGTAAAAGGCGCTGGCTATGCAAATCTTACTAATGGTAGCGTTACACAGAGTCAAGCTAATATTACTTACGCTGTAAATCCATTAAATACAAACGAAATAACGATAACTGGTAATAATCTACGCGTGAAGTTTACTATGGATACTCCTGATTGGGGTAGGCCAGACATGTACTTCAAGCTTAGAAGTGTCAACGACCATGTTTATAAAACTGAATTTGAGGGGTGGAATACAGCTTCTAATGTAAACTACAAGTTTGGCGCTTTACATCCAGCGATAACTGGGCAGTTTCAAGTTAGTAGTGATATAGTATTACACTTTGGCTCTTCTAATAATGTAGACAATTTTGTGCTTGAGTCTGGTGTTCAACTTGGTAGTGATGGTAAGGTTATCAG